TCATCGGATCCAGTTGGTTTGGAATGATCAAGGAGATCAGCGAACACTTTAACATACTTGGAGAAGTCTGTCAAGTAGTTATTGACTTCACTCATGGTGCATTTTTTTACATAGACATAACGAGAGAAATGATTCCCTGCCTCAAAGAAACGAATGTCCTTTGTAATGTCTAAGTATTCACTCATGTTATCATCAACAATTGGATGATGATACTCATAATGATCTTTTGGATGCTGAAAGTCAAAAACAATAATAACTTTCTTTTCCATGAATGCCATCAGATCTATACCAAGACAAGGAAGATTAGATCCTGTTCTTGGATAGATGATGTTATTATATATGAAAGACTTGCCATTATCAATATAAGTCTCTCTAGATTTTAGGATTGTATCAGTACTATAAAGTTTTGAATGTATACTGGTATCGTTTTCTTTATGGTATTTGTAAAATGTTTCGTTGAGGTTTAGGTGCTCAAACAATACTCTTTGATAATCACCCCAAAACATTTGGTTGTTTGTCAAATTTAAAAAATCCATGCTTGGATCCCCACAATTGAGTGTTTGTTTGCGCACACATTCCTTTATCAAAGACATTGTAATAATTCAAACCTAATTCTACTTTATTTTGTAGATAAGTTTTAGTACCTTGCCAATCAACAAAACACTCACACCCATCTAAACTACCATGAAATACATCATCTTTATATGTAAAGATGGTATCACATCCTTCTCTGAGAATCAAATCATCTTCTGTTAGTGCTTCTAAATTAGTTCCCTTTACAAAGCGAAGAGGATCATTGATGTCATAATTAATCACTCTGATAGTGTTATCCTCTTGCACAGGTCTGAGAACAAATTGTCGGTATGGTCTTACATTTTTGAAGGCATATGCCTGTTCACCATAGATAAGATGATCGGAAATTTTCCTATGTAATACCCTAATATAAGCATAACGAGTTGGATGTGAAAATGCTTGCCTTCTATTGTTGAACTCTCCAATCAAATAATCAAGAAACTGGTTCATCAGGTAAAACCTCAGGATTGACGAGATCTAATTCAAACAATACAGGGTGGCATTCTTCAGCAATCAAATAATCAGAGAACCTAAAGATATCCTCCATAGTATACTCTGGATTGATTGCTGCTTCTGAAAGGATCCACTTATCTTGTTTTTCGTGGTCTTCCAGAATATCAAACGCAAATGGTATGTTCTCAATATAATACATCAACACAGGTTCATTGTCAACGAAGACATGTTTTCTTGTGATGGTGTACTTGAACTTAGTCATTACATTTGATTGTTTTGATTTCCTGTTACTATTTACACAGGAATGTTGAAAGGACTACAATCCTTTATTTTTACCACGATAAGTATCTGTTTGAGCGTGGCAATTCGGGCATAACAAACGAAGATTTTCTAAACGATTATCATAACGATTACCATTAATGTGGTCTAATTCTATTGGAGCGATTTTACCATTCCAATGAGTAATACCACATTCTTCGCACTTATGCTCTTTTAATCCTTCATTTATGAGACGCTTTTTCAAATTATTTGATTGAACAAGTTTCTCATCTACCAGATAAAATTCAATTGGTTGTTTAGGAAGAAATTTTTTTCCTTTATTCCAACCTTGACCATGAAAATGTGTTGTGTCTAAATTTAGTTTTTTAATTCTATCTTTAGCGCACTGATAATTTCCTCCAGCTTCTCTCAAATTTAGTTTTGAAAGAACTTGACGCAAACTACCACTTTCTTTTACAGCTTTAATAAACTCTTCATCTGTGTAGTTTCTGGATTTTGACATAACAGTAGACAATAACTATAGTTATTTATAGTAGTCTACCGTCAATACCCGAGGTGGGATTCGAACCCACGACTGCTCGATTTTAAGTCGAGAACCTCATTCCGCTGGGTCACTCGGGCTTATTAAGTGCGTTCTGTATACTAATTTTAGCACACTCGCAAGGTGGGAAATGGTGGATTTGAACCACCGACCTTTCGATTATCAGTCGAATGCTCTACCCCTAAGCTAATTTCCCAAGGTGGGTCTGGTGGGATTTGAACCCACAACTTCCAGGTTAAAAGCCCGTTACTCTACCGTTGAGTTACAGACCCTGGCGGAAGTGGTTGGATTTGAACCAACGGATACATTATAGCATGTATCGGGGGATTAGCAATCCCCTGCAATAAGCCTCTCTGCCACACTTCCATAGGTGCTCGTTAAGAGAATTGAACTCTTCTGAGGCGCTTTATGAGAACGCTGCCTTCACCAGATGGCTAAACGAGCGATGCTTCTGCGGGGAATTGAACCCCGTTCACACCGTTATAAGCAGTGGGCCTTAGCCAATAGGCGACAGAAGCTTTTTCTTTAGTGATTGGCGTCTTGCTTTTGCTTGACGCAATGCCTGAGGTTTCAGACGACGCTTCTGGTTTTTCTTTGAGTGATGTTGCCAGTTGGGCGTCGTCATTGGTCTATCTCAGTACCTAGTAATTATAGCACACTTTATGCAGGTCGTACAGGGGGTGTGATAATTTTTGAATTGGTCTGGGTCTTGACGAATGCTTTGAGCTCAGGAGTCTCATTCCATTCCCAAATTTCTTTGTGACCCTTACTATCTATACGCTCAAATGTTTTTTTCATTTTTCATTTCCTCAAATTTATCTAAAATTGTGTCAAACGAACCGATGTGCTCAATTTCACTAATCATTTTAGCAATCTGAGTACATACAATTGGTCGCTCTTGTCTAGCAGCAAATGCTAGAGCATTTCGTAGTGAAGCAGAAGCTTCTTTCAAGCTTTCTTCTACAGAGTTTGATAGAGCCATTACCCTTCTGAACCTTGGACAGAGTTATCCTACTCGGTTTCTGGGATCTTGTCAATCCCTTTGGCGCCAGTCCTCTGGTTTGTCCTGTGCAAACCACTCAGCAATATCATCAGGACCATCAAATCCAGTCTTGTGGTTGCTTGGATCAGGGTCTCCAAGGTCCAGAGCGTTCATGAAGTCATCCATACCACCCTGAACCATATCAGGGTTGCTGGAGCGCCTTCTGGCTTGTCTCAGCATCGTTGCAGCAGATCTATTATGCTTTGCCAACTTCTCCGCCCATATCATGTCTTCTAATTTCACTTCTTCATGCTTTGAAATTCTCTCGCATATAAATTCCATTCGCAGACGATAGTTTGTTGACAACATAAAACCTCTCACGCCTTTAGGTTTATTTAGATACAAAAAATATCTATAGAAATCTCAACAAATCAGTTGAGTAAAATTAATGCTCCTTTGATGTTGACATTACCAACACCTATTATATTGATAACACCACCAGAAGAAATATTGACAGTATCTGTTGCCTTGATAGATGCTCCACCAATAACAGTATTTACACTGTATGAAGTATCTCTTGCTTTAACTAATGGAACTGAAATAGAGGAACCACCAATAATACGTTGCTCAACACCAGTGATATATTGTTTGACATCTCCCAAGAACTTATGATTCATATTTCCACTAGAAACAGTATTGGTAGATGATCTAGGATCAAATTGAACAGTTGTGCTCTCAGAAACACCAAATGTTAACTTTTGTCCAGCAATAATTTCTTTCTCGTTATTAGCAGCTTTAGTGATCTGACCAGCAACCATATTAATGTTTCCGCCACCATTAGATCCTGCTTGAATAGTTACTTGGTTTTTTCCTACCAATAACAATTCTTCTGAAGCTTCAATTACAATCTTTTGTGCTTTTATGTACCTAGTACCACCGATAGATTGCTCCACATAATCACCATAAGCAATTACATTTAGAGCTTGCTTTTCATTCTCGCCTGCGTTATACTGTATATCTGATCTATTTTCATGTAACTGTTGTTGACCCCAACTATGAATACAAAGTTTTCCACTACCAGCACCAAGTTGTTTAGATTTTTTACCAGTAATTATTTTTACGGCACCAACACTATCAAGAACAAATGCTCCTTCAGATGGACCATCAATTCTTAAAGCAGAAGTTTCTCCATCTGGGAGTATCCTTTCGTAGATCTCAGATCCAGTAAGAGATCCTTTGTACCAAGTTTGAAATCTTGGTCCCTTTGAAAGGTCTTGTGTTTCGTTGGGTGTAGATGGACTAGAAACACCAGTTGGATATGATGAAGCGGGAAATTCGTGTGGCATTATGGACAATCAACGTAACGACCAGTTCCAATCTTAGTGGAACCAACTGCAGCAAGTGCTTCGGTATCTAGGCATACTAAAGATGGTAATAGTTTTGCACCAAATCCACCGCCACCTACAACAATAATTTCTGGGAAACTTTCAAAAGTTCTTTCTCTATCTAATACTCTTGCACCAATGACAAAACCATCATCATTTATTATTGCTTGTGCAATACCTAATTCGCCATTGACATAAATCCTTGGTTCTTCTGAATAACTTATTCCAGGTCTGATAACTGTAAATGTATCAATAATACAACGAACATTTTTATCTACAGCAAGATTCTTTTTATACCCATAACCATTTGACTTTATGCGAACCTCAGAAAGAAAACCATCTTCATCTAATAAAGCAGTAGCTGTTGCTCCAATTCCTTCTCCTCCAATAAAGACAAATGGTGGTTCTGACCATGGATCTCCAGTATTACTAACTGGAATCTCTATAATGCCACCATTCTCATCTGTAATGACATCATCAGAAGATACAGTAGGAAGAACAAAATCTTCAAATATATTTTCTATAGAATCTCCAGTTCCTTCTTCATAATCTTCTGGATCAAGAGTCTCTTGAGGAAGAATTACAACATCAGCAATAGCACCTGTTCCATTTATAGTAAACCTCAAAACTTCTGGAGTCTCTACAACTCCATCATCTTCAATACCTATAGTAACCTTTGCAGTATCAGAAGTAATAACAAATGAACCAGTCAAATCAGAACCAATAATATCAGTTGACTCAATATCATTTCCAGATAGTGTATAATAAAGAACCGTACCATTTTCAACATTTTGAGTAGTAATTGTATATACAATAAACTCACCTTCTGTTACAGAGGATTTATCTGAAGTAACTGAGTATTTCTCTATATTTGATCCCACTGGTTCGCCAGTTGTTGGATCAATTGGTAATCCAGTTGTTGGGTCAATTGGCAGATTTGGATCAACTGGAGGATCTGATGGAATATCAAATTCATCCAATGGAAACTCATTGTTAATTTGATCAAATGGATTTACTGGTTTTATTGGATATGCATTACCACTTTCAGTAACATTTCTTTCTACAATAGTACATCTAGCAGTATTATTTTCAAAAAATGACTTTACTTTGCTTCCTTTTCCTGGAGTATTCTTTTTCAATACAATGAAGAAATTTTCATTACCTTCTGCTTCTGCTGAATAGAAAGTTTTGATACCAATAGTCTTTTCAGTTTCTCCTGGAGCAAAACCAAGAATTCCTCTATCTGGTAAATAATCAACATTTTCTGTTGCAGTACCAGAAAGAGTAAAGAATGATACTGAAGATGATGATTCAACATAACCAGAACGTGCAATTACAAATTCTGCATCTTTTCCTTCTTCTACTATAATATCACTAACACTGTAGATAATTTTCTTTTCTTTTTTGTTCTTTGGAACACCACCAGTAAAACCTACCGTAGTAATTGAAAGACTTTTTCCTTTATATGCATCTGAGCAATTGTATTGTGTATAATCAGCTCCAGTAGCAGGGAAAAGATTATCTACACTTTCTAATAAACCATCAAGGAAATCTTTATCATTTTCTTTTTTCTTTTCCTCTCCATTAACACAGACTTGCTTATATTTGGAACACTCATTATTAGGACCAGAACAAGATATTCCTAGAAGTTTTAGAATAAAATTTACTGCTCCGCCAATAAGATTTAGTGGACCAGCAACAACTCCTAAAATTGCTTCTAAAGGTCCTAAAATTGAACCTAGAAGTTCTTCCATCAAAGAATTTAACTTTGATAAGACAGCATTTACAAGAGAATCAATTTGACAAGCAACTGCACGATATACCTGCTGAACATAACTCATCAAAACGTTTGTTAACCATTCTGCAAGACGATCTCCAATATCCGCCATTTGGCAACCAAGATCTTTCAATTGCTTATTGAAAAATTCTGTTACTGGTGTAAGAGAATTGCCATCTTCTGAAGGATATAACAAAGCATTTATAAGATCTTTTACCCCAGCAGTGAGTTTTTCAATTATAAATCCTTTTACCCTAGCAACAAACTCATTTACAACTAAAAGCGCTTTGTTTATATACTTTCTTGCAATACCTACTGCTTCATCAAGTTTTCCAGTAGCTTCATTTACAAGAAATGTACCGATGTTACCACCATTATTCTGAACTTCACTTAAGAATTGTCCAATAATAAAAGTTAGTTGAGATTTGATATCTGGTTCATCACATTTTTCTGCAACAGATTGGCACCATTCCTCATCTTTAATAGCTCTAATTTTTCTTGATGGGACACTTACTCTTGGGTTTCCATCTCCATCAGTTGATCCATCTGAAAGACCACCAGTTGCAGTATTCTTTTCAGTTCCATCTTGCAAAGGTTTTCCATCAGTTGCAACATTTACATTTGATACTGCAGTAACAAAAGGTTTTGTATCTGGAGTTCTCTCGGCAAATACTTTAGTAGCACCAGGAGTTTGTCCAATTGAACCCATTATGATTGGTTTTTGTTTTTCATTATCCAAATAAAAACCAACTACCCAACATCCAATCTCTAGTTGAGGATGTGCTCCTCCACTATTACCTGGAATAAATGGTACAGTAACAGGCATCACTACATTAGCCCATGGCAAATCCTCTACAGGCAGAATTTCTGGATCTCCAGGATGATCTCCAACGATTCTTACCTTGAAACGATAACCGCCTTTGTTATTGACTTCTTCTCTAGCAGTTCCTTCAATTTGTCCTACCCACCAAGAAAATCCATCTTGTCCAATTCTAGTTGTGGGTACAATACTTGATATTAACTGATCCATATCAATCAATCATCATATACTCTACACTCAAGAGCATTTGGATTTGAATCGCAATACAACTCAAGAGGAGTTGGATCACGATCTTCGTTTGGATGGTTTGCTTTATATGCTTTTAGTTCGTTCAATTCTTCCTCAATGTGACGACGCATCTGTGGTGAAACAGTTGGATCATTGAGAATTACTTGATCTTTTTCAATATGTTTGTCAATACTTTCCATTTTAGTTACCTCCGTATACATTATTTAGTGCCATGATTAGATTCTACATCACCGTAAGAATCTCTCATCAAACGTAAAGTAGTCAAAAATCTTCCATTTGTTGATTTTGTACTATCGTAAGTATGTGTTACTTCTTCAATTAAATAAGTTCCACTACTTTCTTGATCATAAGGTTCTTTTGATATTTCACTTGTTGGCAACTTATTTACTAATTTTATAGTGATTTTATCACCAGCGCAGATTTCAGAATTACCTGGAATTATTATAGTTGCTAGTTGTTGTTTTAGTAACTCATATCTCATGATAGATTGTCCTGCAAAATGCTTGTGAAAATCGCAAAATTGATTAGGACTATCTGAACCATCTTCTTCCTCATAAGAAGCAATTCCTGGTTTATTATACCAACTTTCATGGTCAAGTAAAACAGATATTATTCTTGTTGGATAATCTGATAATGATTTGCCATCAGCGGTTTCTATAATAGATGGAGTGTTTTGTGCTCCAAGATGCTTCATGCTTTTATAAGCATCTGCAAGACTATAATGATACTCATGATATTGACCAGTTGAGTGATTGAAAAATACCATAAGTGATGAATACTTACCTTTTCTTAGAGAAGTCATCACATCAATTTCAGATTTAAATAGAGCCTGAGAAACAGTAAATCTATCATCTGCTCCATCTGACTGGTTTGCTGGTTTTTCAATATATGGACCCCATGGTTTATTATTTTCATCCTCGGAAAGTAGTTTATCTACAGAGAAAAAGTTATAACCTCTTTTTGTTTCCCAAAAGAAAAATCCAGCACTACCAGATACTTTTTGCTTCTCATTCTTAGCATCTGACTTATTACTTGACTTAGATCCTTTTGGAACACTTTTTACAGCAATGGAGGAAATGAGATCAAATGGTCTTCTATTTGCAGGAATAAGTTTCATCTCAAATTCAGTTGATTCTGAGAATAGTTCCTTTTCCGATTTCAAATTATTCTTCAAAATTTCATCAACTATTTTATCACCACTACCTTTTAGTGGTTTTATTAACCTAAAGTATTCATTATTCAATGCCTCTTCTGATATCAATCCTAATGTATAGGATTGAACATTGTTTTTGACCACTCTATTGCCAATTCTCCAGACAAGCAGTTTATATTCTTGTGGTTGTTCTGACGATGAAGTTTGCGCAGTTACAACAACTGTTTCTCCACCTTGTATTGGAAGACCATTTAGCAATCCAGCACTATCAGCGAGTGATATAGTTGCCGCAACAAATGGACTAGTTATACTTTCAACATATGAAAAAGTTCCAATCATTTGTTTGATTTCATATCCATTATCACCACTAAGGGCAGTAATTTTTACACTCTTCAGTGAAAAATCAGTAGAATTTTGAAACTTTTCCATTATGCTAACGCTCTAATTTTCAATTCTTGAAATACGGATGTTCCAGTTCCATCCATTCCAATACCAGGAGAAACTCCATTTGGATTAACTCCACCTTGCATACCCATACCGCCACCATAGTAATTATTGATGATAGTAGGAGCAGCAGCAGAAGGAGCAGCACCTGCCATAGCAACTTGTGCGGATGTTGCCATCATAGAAGTTCCTGTATTTGGATTAGAAGCATTTAGAACATTTGATAGTTCAGGTGCTCCAGGAATATTATATTGTCCAGCGGGAGCAGCTGCTTGTGGACCAGGAGTGTTAGTTCCTGCCATATTTGGTTCTTGTGGAGAATGTGCTTTTCCACCAGATTTTGAGTCTGGAGTTAAATGTCCTACCCAAGTTTTACCAGAACCAGGAAGAATGCCACTTCTACCTTCGTTGCCAGTTCCAGTCTTTACGTCTGCGAGGGGGAATGGAACTGGAGTTCCCTTTGGAACAAAAATATCAACAGAACGACCATCTCCACTATGAGTATGCTTGGCAATACCCTTTTCAATTAATGCTTTCATCTCAGCATCGGACATGTTTGCTCTAAATGTTTCTCCACTTGTAATAGAAACATCTGTCACACCAGAACTCAATAATGCTTTGACCATAGGGAGAACATCATTTACCAAATCTGCTTTTGTTCCTGTATCTGTTTGGAAGTGTCCATGAACATAACCTGCCTCATTGAATACTCTTCCAGTCTCACCAAATGTTGCCATTCCAGTTCCTGCTTGAGCACCAGATTTGATTTCAGCACCTGGAGTAAGCATCTTAGCATTACCAGCAGTATTAAATCTATGAGCACCTAAAGTAGTAACATTTACTTCCTGAGACTTATCATAAAAAGCATCTTTAGTTCTAAATCCAGTAGATGCCATGATCTTATTGATGTCTCCAGAAGCCATACCCTGTGCTTCTAGATTACCACGAAGAGATGCCTGGTTTCTTGCCATCTCAAGTGCTTTCTTTGCTCTTGCTCTTTCTTCTGGGGTAAGATCTCTCTTGAGTTTTCCTTGACTTACTGGTTGATATTGTCCAGATGCGTTGATAACATCCATGATGCTACCGCTCTTGGCATTAAACATACCAGGACGAACTTCTCCACTCTGAATTAGACCTGCTCTGTTTAGAACTGATCTGCCAACTGCTGCCATTCCAACTTCACCTTCTCCGCCTGCCTCAGCAATCATCAGACGCATGAGGTATTCTTCCTCATCGCCAGAAATAGTTGGATCAACTAAACCACCACCAGGACCACGAGTAGCGGCATTAGCGGCACCAGATAAAGCATTTGCAATATTTCCTATAACACCACCAATTCCTTTGAAAATATTCCCTAGAATATTTCCCATTTTCTCAAATCCACCTTCGGTTTCATAGTATTGCTTCAAACCTTTTGATTGTAGTTTGGCAAACTCGCTATCATTATCTTTTTGTGCTTGAAAAATACCTTCGCCAAACATTTTGAAAGTTTTCTTTCCTCTAGTTCCTTCTAATGGGAAAACACCCTCTGCTTTATTATCTTCTCCCATCAAACTAGCAGTTGGTTGGGTGATAATGCCACCTCTAGCAAACGGAGTTAATCCAGCATCTCTTGCTGCCAGTCCAGCATCAATACCAGTAGATACAGCAGTTCCTAAACCAGGGATGAGGGATGCAACGCCAGATAGTAATTCACCACCAGCACCCAGCCAATCACCTTTCATCGCTCTTTCTGCAGCAAAAGCACCACCAGCAAGAACTCCCACACCAGGGATTTTCTTTGCTAGACCCTTTCCAACTGCTTTACCTAATCCTTTACCACCGATCTTTGTGGCGGCACGAGTAATTGCTCTTCTACCACCACCTCTACGCATGACAGAACCACCAGGACCAGGCATGAACGTACCTTCTGGATTTTGAAATGCATTTGGACCTCTAAAAAATTCTTTTAGTTTACTGCCAGTTTCTTTTTTCTCTTCGTTCTTTTTTCTCTTTTTAAAATTCTCTGGTGTCATAAAACCAGAGTAATCTCCCCCTTGCTCTAATGCTGCTTCTTTCTGTGCCGCAGCACTACGAAGCATCAGAGTTTCTTGTGTCTGTATCTGTTTCTGTACTAAATTAGAGTCATTTTTTGTCTGAGTTTTGACAGCATCTACCAGAGACACGATCATCTGCGTGTTTCTGTTTACCGCAGCAACAATATCAGCACCGCTATCTGGAGAAATTGATGGTCCCTGAGAAGTATTCCTATCAACCTTTCCTGCTTTGAATGCAGCAATTCTTGCTTCTTTACTTAGGTATTGACCAGTATTTGCGTCAATACCTTCATTTACTGCTTTGGAAAAGAAATTTTGTGTGTTTAGTCCAGCTGATGCAATTCCTGGAATATCAGT